TGGGGGTAAATATGTGGGACGAGATTTTGACAAGGTACTACATCAGCAGAATTAAAGGTTACGGAAGAATACGTTCAGTGATTGAAGCTATAAAGATGGGGGTGAGATGTATATGCGAATAATTTATACGGTACTAAGTGTTTTTATGATTCTGCTCTTTGCTTATACGGATGGAGCTATGAAGGGCGGTAAAGAGGAAGCATCAGCAAAAGTAGTTCTGAAACTATTGGTTGTAAATCTTGTTTGGTCTTTGTTTTTTGTATGGGGGTGACTATGTACAAAGTTGTAATGGCGGAGAATGGTGAAGAAATAGAAGTATATGCAGATAACTTTGATGTTGAGGACGGAATAGCAATCTTCACAAAGAATGAGGGAGAAGATGAACTGTTTATTGCGTGTTTCAACATGGGTTATGTGGAGAGAATAACATCATCCCAGTGCGGGATAGCTTGTTTGTAAAGGAGAAAAATATGGCAGAAGAAATAATCGATACAGAAGTAGTAAATGAGACTACAGAAGAAATGGTATATACCAAGGATTTTTCAATTGGAAACAATGTCTATGCAGTAGATACTGTTCAGATTGATGGCAAGGAGTATGTGTTAGGAGATGCCATTAAACCAATGATAGACAAAGAACTAACCATCATGAAAGAACAGTTTGAACGTGTGAAAAGCGGATTAAACACACTCAGTGATGATAACAAGAGATACAAGAAGATAATAGACAAATTATTGGGGGAATAAATGGCTAGTAAGGAACTGATTCAAGCGGTGAAAGGATATGAGCAATACATATCTAAGAACGGAATTGATGAAACAGTTCTCAAAGCTATGGGAAAAGCGGCAAATGTAGCTATTGTCACAGAGGGAGACCATGATTACGGACTTGGAATAACCGACAAGGTAAAAAGGCTTATAAACAAGTTTCTGCTAGATAAACAAGGCTATGATATCTGGAAACTTGAAAAGTGGGCTTCCGAAAACGGACAGATAGTTACACTTGTAGAGTTATACTATGAAATGCTCTTACTTGAAACATACGACAATTTCGAGAGTTTTTGTTTGTATATGGAGCGAAAAAGACCTTACACAAAGAGATTCTATCAGCCAAGAAGAAAAACACTCCATGTGGTTGTTGAAGATTTGCAGTTACTTGAAGATGGCAGATATAAATTTTATGGCTTGTCAATGCCTGCAAGAACAGGAAAATCAACAATATGTATCTTTTTCTTGTGTTGGGTAGGACTTAAAAGACCTAATGCGCATAATGCTATGGGCGGTCATTCTGGAATACTTGCTAAAGGGTTTCACAAAGAGCTGCTGAACTTTATCGTCACGGAAGAATACACTTATGCAGAAATGTATAGCTTGTGGCATCCTGGATGCGATTTGCTAACAGATAAGAGTGCAGATGAATACACAATCACATTAGATAAACCCGATAGATTCGCCACGTTTACTTGCAGAGGTATTGAGGGTACATGGACAGGTGCGGTTGATATATCGAAAGATGGCTACCTATATGTGGATGATCTAGTACGAGACAGAGAACATTCCTTATCACCCACTCGAATGGAAAATACATATAGAGATTACCAAAATATAATGGTTGACCGTAAGAACGATGGTGCAAAGGAACTTATGGTAGGTACTTTGTGGAATGTACTTGACCCGCTAGAACGTATCAGAAAAGCGCATGAGGGTGATTCTGATTACTTTTTCAGGAAGATACCAGCACTCAATGAGAATGACGAAAGCAACTTTGCATATGATGTAAACGGTTTTTCTACTGAATACTATAAGAACTTAAGAAATGAACTAGAGCTTGCGGATTGGATGGCAAAGTATCAGCAAGCACCGTTTGTTCGTGAGGGATTAACGTTTCCTCTTGATACACTTAGGTACTTTGACGGAAATGTACCTGTTGAAAAAAAACATAGGGTTTGGGCGGCTTGTGACCCAGCTTTTGGTGGTGGTGATAGTGCTTCAATGCCTATATGTGATGATTATGGTGGAACAGAGAAGTACATCATAGATTGGGTACATGATAAGCGAAGTGTAGGCTATACAGTGCCAGAAATAGTAGATAAGATATGCGAACACTATATAACCAAGCTAAAGATAGAGAAGAATAGGGGCGGTGACTTGTTTGCATCACAGATTCAAAAAGAAATGGAAGCAAGGGGCGTTAGTCACTGCAAGATAGAACTTAAAAACGCACCGAACACAATATCAAAGGTTGATAAGATTGTAGGCTACTCTGACTATGTGAAGAAAAACTTCATCTTCTTAAAGCCAGAATTAAAGAAATCAACAGATGATTTTATCTACAAGCCAAGTGAACAGTACCTAAAAGCGCTGGATGAAATGGGAATGTTCAGTGCAGAGGGAAAAAATCAGCATGAAGATAGCGCAGACGGTCTAACACAACTTGCGATGATGTTCGATAGTGGCAAGAGACGACAAACAAAAGTGACAAAAAGTAGGATTTGAGGGGATTATAGATGAATAAGAGGAACTTAAGACTAGAAAAGTATGATATATCAAGTAAGAGATACAAAGAATTATGCGGTTTTTGTGAACAATATCCAGAATGGAAACATGAACTGGAATCATTTTCATATATGAGTGGCGTTAAATACTCAGATATGCCAAAAAATCCTAACATGGGTACTGCTGATACAACGGGTGAATACGCCGTAAGACGTGCCATGCTAGAGCAAAAATGCAAAATCATTGAAGATACTGCCAAAAAAGCTGATGCAGAAAATTGGAAATTTCTTATAAAGTCTGCGTGTTACGAATATTCGGTAACATATTTACAAATGAATGGTATGTATCTTGGAAAATCAGCTTTTTATGAGAGAAGAAGATACTTTTTCTTTTTGTTAAACAGTGCAAAGGCTTGAAATACGGAAATCAAGGACACATAAAGCCAATATTATGAAGATGGTAGAATTAGATTGTACCCAACAATAATTTAATTTCATACCTTTTTCATTTTCTTCCTCTTTGTGGGTTGCGTTAACTATATGTTGCGTAACCCACTTTTCTGTTAAGGAGATTTTGTTATGGAATATATGGTTATATGTTGTCCTAGCTGCAAGAAATCAGTTGCTAGATATGACTTAAAAGGTGAAATAGACGTAGTTGCAGATTGTAAAAAGTGCAATTTGCGCATTACTTATCACGTAGATACAAAAGAAATCACGACAAGAAAGATACCACAAAGAGCAACAGTTAGTGGATTGACATTCAGAGGGTAATTTATGGATTCTTTAAATCAGGTGCTCCAAAATAGGGGCAGAAAACAACTATATACAGACGTACCAGAGGTAACAGTTGACAATATCGTTGATATTCTGTCTAAGGTAACACCATATTTTCAGAAAAATGCGACTGATTGTCAGTTTTTAATCAATTTTGAGAACGGTATTCAGCCACTTAAGCGAAAAAAGCCTAAGTCTTATAGACCTGATATCGACTTTGAGATTGTTGATAACGTTGCTAATGAGGTTGTATCGTTCAATCTTGGCTTTAAATGGGGATATCCTATGTCTCTGGTTCAGCGTGGTAATCAGAACGATACAGAAGCTATTTCGCTACTGAATGAGATGTATTATCAGCAAGGAATACACGCAAAAACTCAGCAACTTGGCAGATTTACAGAGGTAACAGGTATTGGATATACCTATGTAGATATCAATGACGATTATGAGGATGGCGAATCACTCTTTACAGTAAATGTACTTGACCCAAGAACAACATTTATTGTCCGTTCCTCATACTATGTTGACCGTAGACCTATGCTTGCGGTCACTTTTAGAGAGGATGAAATAGGAAACATACATTACACTTGCTTTTCAAAAGAAAGACGTTTTGAAATCATCAACGGCTATAAGATTGTTAGGGGTATAAAGAGTTCAGAACGTGTTGAATGGAAAGAAGATAAATATAACGGTTCAATAAATCCACTAGGGATGATACCTATTGTTGAATGGTTCTTATCATATGACCGTCAAGGATGCTTTGAAAGACAGATTGATTCAATGAACAACCTAAATCTGTTAATTTCAGACCTTGCGAACGATGTAGACCAGAATACACAGAGTGTATGGCATACTAACGATGTAGATTTTCCGACTGAGGAAGTCACAGACAGTGACGGTAATGTGTCAGAAGTAGAAAGAAAGCCACAATCAGGCGATTGGGTACAGACATATACTAGCCCAGATGGAAAGACACCGTTTATTAAGCCTTTAACTCTTGATTATGATTATGACGGTATCTTAACTAACTATATGACACAAAGAGCGTTAATCTTGCAGAAGTGTCATGTACCACAGAGGAATGACA